CCAAATGTTGAAAATACATTGAAGTTGAAGAGAGCACTAGAAGACTTTGCAGATCTTGGAAGATAACCAAGATTTTTAGCATGTAGGACAACATTGTCTCTCAGGATAGAAGAATCCAGAAAAGACTCATTCGCGACCATGTTGGCAACGAATGATTGGTAATGGGTGTTATATGCAAGAAGATCTACGATGTTTGAAAGGGCAGAACCTTCAAAATCGTAGTCGGTAAAGTCTGTATTATTTCTGAGATAATCTTTCAATAAAGATTTGATATTCTCAAAATCTAATTCGGTAAGTTTAGTGTTTGCCATTATTACCTAGTGCTCTCTAAGTAGAATTCGATTTCTTGAGGGTTCGGTTGACCAATGATTTCAAATTCGATAGTAACATCGAATCTATTATTATCTGGGTCAGGGTTTACTCTAACCCTGTTCAAAATAACTCGCTTCTCATATTTTTTGATAGTTCTAGAAATCTCTTGAGAGATTCTAGCTGCTGTACCAAAATCTAGATTTTCAAAAAGCAGTTTTCTAATTCCTGTTCCAAGCTCTGGTTGAAATGGTCTTTCTCCAGGAGATGTAAGAATCAAGTGCTTTACAGCAGCTTTTATCGCTTGCTCATTTTTCTTGATGAGCAAATCACTAGTTTTAGGATGCTTTCCAAAACTAAATGCTAAGTCTTTGAATGATCTTGACAGTATGATAGGTTGCGCCATGAGGCACTATACAAAGTCGGGTTATATTTATTTAGTTTACTATTCAGACCATCTTTCTACAAAATCATCGAATCCGCCCTGACCCCCACATGGTCTAGAAAGTCTATCCTCTGGTGGTCTAGCAGCTGCTCGCTTTTTGTTCTGTTCGTGGATTTTCAACCACTTTTCTGACTCAACTTCGGTAATTAGAGTCATTCCAGATTCCATAAACATGTCGCCTTTGTCTACAGAACCGTCTAAATGTTGTGGATGTGACATTTTTACTCCTGATTTAGTGAATCAGAACTTTTTTCGGGGTTGCTATCCCGTTCTTTTGCTGTTTTCCAAAAATATTCGTCTTCACGACCCATTCCAAGACGATCAAAACCATTCTCAACTGAGTAATATTGGGTTGAAACCTTGAAATCGGGCATTTTGGGGGTTTCTGGAGTCAAACTATTGTCAAAAATGCGTAATCTGTTGTTTGGATACAGTGCATATTGACCATTTTCAAGTTCAATTAGGTTATGTGACTTGTGTTCAGCGGGATTTTCGCTTGTTGCATAGTCAACTACATCTGGATCTTGGTGATAATTGTCCAAAGTACATACATAAGTACCTTTTTGAATGCCATGATCGCGTGTGTAGCACTCAAAATCCATTGAACCAATGAATTGTTTAGTAACAGAGACTACACCATAGTCCATACAGTTCCAAAATTGAAGATTTGGAAGATTCATGTCTGGATCTGGAGTCACAGGTTTGGACAAAAAGGCACTAATTGGTAATTTGTCATACATTGCAGCATATTCTGGTAAATATGTCTCAAAATAAAAAGCGCGTCCAGGCATCGACTTAGCCGACACCCAGACGCCTTTGACAAACTCACCATGACCAAACTGATGATCAGTAAGATATTCTTTGCGAACCCATACTTCTACTGATGGTAAGTTAGTAACTAGACAACTCATCTCACAAGGGGTTTCTTTTATTTATCCCTTGCCTTGACCTCGACTACGCTTACGAGCAGCATTACGACTTGTAGCAGCATATTTGGTATGCTTTCCCGATCCCTGACGAGTTTTCTTGGGAGGACCAGGCTGCCATTCAGACTTCAGAAAAGATTTGACTTTTGCCATTAGATCAAATTGATTACGGATTCATTATAAAGCATGGAGAGAGTCGTGTCAACCCTCTCTGCTGATATCGAAGGAGTTACAGAAGTCTCCATTTGGAGGAGACTGTGTTCCAGAAGAAGTGCCATTAGATGCCCAACCATAAGGAGAAGGTGATCTATATGTACCAGGGATGTACTTGAATGCTCCAATTGTTGCTGTACCATCACCTGCAATGACAGAACTGTTTCCATCATAAATGACATTACCTGCCCAAAGTATAACAAGTTGACGTACACCTGATGTTGGTGTGCTCTCTGGTCCACCAGATCTTGTATACCAACCATAATCGGGTCTATTGGACATAAGAACTGGATATTCTGCAATACCTCCTTGTGCAGTATATGGTCCTTCGATTGCAGACTCAATAACAATTCTAGAGTTTGGATTACCACCAGATCCTTGGTTATCATCCTGATTGTCAGATGAGACTCCAGTGACGCCAGAAACAATAGTGGAGTGAATATAACCTGATCCACCGCCACCACCAGATGCATTACGGGTGGAGTTACCATTATCGTTACCGCCGCCGCCTCCGCCGCCGCCGTACCATCCACCACCACCGCCTCCGCCGCCTCCAGCGTTGGGGTATCCATTCTGCTGACCATCGCCGCCACGACCACCTTGTAGTCCACTACCAGCACTACCGCCAGCACCACCACCATTACCACCAGAGGACTGAGTACCAGCACCACCTCCAGTAGATCCGATTTGGGTATCACTGGAAGATGTACCTCCACTGCCACTCTGACCGCCTCCAGTGCCGCCAGGAGACGACCCATGACCAAATCCAGTACCACCAGCACCACCAGCGATCATAAGGGCATTAGACTGCGATGCAGAGGTTCCTGTGAAAAGACCTGCATATCCACCACCCCTACTGTTACTGACCCATCCATATGATGTACCAGCATCACCACCACCAGTATCAACTTGTGCTAGGTAATTTTGGTTTTGTACAAAGTTATAAGATCCTGTTGAATAACCTGCTCTGATACCATTTCTACCTTCTCCCCACATCCAAATACGACGACTCTGATCCTGATAAGGAATCAAAGTAAAGTCTCTTGTACTGAAATTATGAGCATCAATGATCAATGGACCATGTACAGCAAAGATCCAGTTGTTGACAGTTTCGTTCGTAAGTCCTGATGTGATGGCAGGAGAAACATACATGTCATAATCATAAGTAATGATTGTTGCAATCTCAGAGAATACAGGAGCAGCAGCATTGACATTAGTAACCTTACAACGATAAGAGTCACCACTGTCTGTTGCTGAATTCAATGCTGCTGTTGTATATGTCGCAGAATTAGCGCCAGAAACATCATTGAAGATCTGTTCATTCAATTCTCGCTTCTGCCACTGGTAAACTAACGTACCAGGAACATCCAACGTTGCTGTGACATTGAATGTTGCTGTGGATCCATTGACACCTGTAACGTCATTAGGATTGACTGTAATCGTGATGTTTGCAGGTGTGACAGTCAGAGTTGCTGAATTTGATATTTTTTCTTGATTGTATATTGAACTAATCTTACAACGGAATACTCTACCGTCATCATCAACATAAGATGTGTTTGCAATCACCAGAGACGTTCCTGTCTCTCCTGGCATATCTACAAACGTGTTGAACTGGTTTCTTTCTTGCCACTGATAAGAAATTGCTGATCCATCACTAATTGTTGCTACTACATTGAATGTAGCAGTATTTGTTGCCTGAACTGTAACATCATCAGGATTTGCCGTTGCAGGATTGAACTCCATGACTGCCCATGTGCCAATCTCAGTATCAAAACGTAGTTCTTTACTCCAATCAGTAGATATACATTCTGTCAATGTAAATACAAACTTACCACTATGCTTTGGTGCTTTTGTAACTGTAAATGTTCTTGCATTCAAATCTACAGTTCTGACCAATACATCATTATCAAATGCTGCACCACCCACAAACCCTTTGAGAGTTCGTAGATAGTCAATTCTCATGCCTGGTTCAATATCAAAGATTAGTTCTCTGCCATATGTAAGAACATCACCCGTTACAGGATCTTGATAACCTAAGAGATTAACGGTTGTAGAACCACGATTGATAATTGCAACAATTTCAATTTTCCTCGCATTTGGTGCATCAACATTTGTGTGATACTTCGCATGGACCCAATATTCTTTGTTTTGCTCCAGAACATCCTCTACATTGAAAGAGAGCTTCTTGCGATGCTCCACACTTACGTCCTGATAATAAACAACATCAGGAGGATTATTATTCCTCCCAAACATAAAAGTCTTTGAGATCTCCCAAGAGGTCGCTATATGATTCTTCTCAGTAACTCCCTCAAGTTCAGTGATCTGCAGATCGCTTGGGAGGTTGAACTTATATGGCGTCTTCGACATTATCCAATTTCTAATGCAGGTGCTGCAGGTGCTGAAGTAAATACTGGTGCTCCACCCGCAAAACAATTAGGGGATCCCTTGGCTACTGCGGTACATGTAGCATCACTCACACGCCCACCACCAACACCATTGACAATGACTGTCCGTGATCCGATAGTAATCGGTGCAGCGTGTGTCGGACAGGGACTGCCAGGAAGTAGGTGAGCAGTATTATTATCACCCTGTCTACTCCATGGTATATTATTGATAAACACATCAGCTGATCCCTTTGCTCTGACCATGCCAGAACAATGAGGAACATCTGCGTCTCCAATTCTAGTGATTGGCATTGATGCTGCCATTATCCCTCCTTGATTTCAAATGGGTCGTATCCTTCTCTACCACGCCCTCTATCATATTTAGTTTGCATCGCTACAGGATCAGATTGCTTCTGTACTAATGTTTGACATAATGTAGGATTCCTTAGAGGATTATTCTCTACCTTATGTGTCAATGTATGGGTCTCTACAACAGGTACACCATCTAATACTAAGTTTACAACAATCGTATATGTCAATGTCACAAACTGTGTGGGATCAGGACGATACTCTGTAAGATGATCATAATGTCCACCATCTGGTAACTTCGGTGGAAAATCAGGAGATAACAACATATCAGTCAAACCATCCTCGTTTGGTGACGTGTTTTGCTCTAATTTCTTCTGCTGATCTTCTCCATATGCATTGTCCTGTAACCATTGCATACGATCACATGGGAAAAGAATCTTTGTATATGCACCACTAAACGTGCCAGTCAAAGTCGTAATCCCTGGTCCTCCTGTCATCACTGGATACGTTACACCAGAAATAGTCTCCTTCGCAAATTCTCCAGTTACTGCTGAAGTTACAGTGTCTGTACCACTCGGAATCTCCATCGGTGCTGCAAGATATTTCAAAGAAATACTTGTCCATGGACTACAATCTGATGGTTGTCCTGTTCCTGGTGTCCTTGTGACAGTCTGGACATTATCACTGACTTGTACTCTCCAACTCGCAATATAATCATCGAGTGCATTCAAGTTTGTTCCAGGTGGATATGGTGATACCAGAGAAACTGTCAGCGTGTCTGTCCAGTCATCTAACATCCTCACCATCATGAGTTCTGTCTTGTCTAATACTGATGCTACCATGTCTTACAGTGGTTGGGTGAGAAAACGTCTTTTGCCACTCTCTTCGATAAGCTCAACGTGAATTGTGTCGGGGTCTGGACTTCCTGTCTCATGGAACTGATCTGCCATATCAGCAAGAATATCCAACATCTCCTCCTCGGAGACCTCTTTGTAAATCTTTCTGTCCCGACAATAAATGTCGTATTTGTCCTTCATAGTCTTTTGAGCGACCTTAGTATCTATTATACCACGGAAAAATTTTTTTATATAGGGGGACCCTGAATAAAACTTTGAGTTTCGATAGGACTCGCGTTTTCAAAGTTTTGTAGGTTAGAGGGACCCATTGTTTTTATATCCGCGCTATTTAACATTTAAGGGGCATACATTCAACACTGCCATAACACGAAATCTAAAAGTAAAAAAAAGGCAGATCAGAAATCTGCCAAATCACGAAACCATTGTTCACCCTTACTACCTTGCAACCAATATAACTCTTGCCCTCCATCTTTGCCAGCATGTTGACGCTTACTGTCCTGACCTAAGACATACTCACGAAGGTCATCTTTAGTCGCCCACCATACACTTATGTCGTTGGGGTTGATGCCTACAAAGATGATACGATCGTAGTCTTGATCACGAATTTGTTGCCAGGTAAAATTGTTAAGTTCTTCGTTCCACGTAGTGGATACTTTGATCTCAGTTTTGTGGTTGGAGATGATACGATCGTGATCAGAATTCTCAGGACGTGTAACTTTATGTCCCAGAGTTTCCATCAGTTGCTGGACAAGTTTTTCGCCCTGGGCACCCTTACTCTTAGGGGAGGGGATATTACGAAAGGACTGAAATTTGCTGCCTTCCCAGATGCTTTGCTTGCTGCTTTCCCACTTCTCATAGATGGGCAGAGATTCAACGGTGGAGGTGTAATCCATGTTTCGTTAGGTTAGGTGAAACGTTAGAGACGAAAGTGATCAGGCAAAGATGTAACCGTTGGCGAATTCACGCTCAACTTTGTTATCCATCACGTACCAAACAAAATCACGCTGATAGACACCATCGGTCACAGCATTGCAGAAACGATTGATAAGTGCATTGAGGCGTGATTTGGTCGTGTTGGATTGCCATCCGCCGTCAAAGATTTGCAGATAATCATCACCGATTTCTGCAATTTTGTTGCCGTGAAGATAGACTTCGGAGATCTCACGATCGGCGTCAAACGTAACAGCGGTGTTAGCAGACTGCCAGGAGCGGGACTCAGCGACGGCGGCGTTCATTTGCTGTTCGATCTTACGCATGGGAAACGGTTAGAGGGTCGTTTGTTGTGTGGTGGGGTGCTGTCCCCTCCACTCCTATAAGATACACGGGATTGGTGCCCTGTGCCAAAAAAGTGGACACCTTGCCGACCGTCACACGACTTCTTTACGCTTAGCGTTGTTGAAGTTAGCATTCGCGAAGACGGGACGATCTACCAACTTAAGCATCATCTCATCATTGGAAATCACGAATCCTTCAGTGATATCAGACTTGGGACAATCGCGAACGATGAAGAACTCATTGAGAAGATCTTCTTTCATTTCAATCACCATCTGATACAGATTCACCAGATAAACATCACCCAACACGTCAAACAAGTTGCTATCAGTCAGGGGGATTTCTTCACGAATCATTGCATTGATTTTCTTCTTTGCTTCGGTTGCTTCCTTAGCAGTCATGAATTGCACCTTGTCGGTATCAATTACAGGACGGGGAGTTTCAATACTCCACCAATCAACAGTTGGGAAGACAAACTTACAGTAACTGGTATCAGTGATGATATACTTCATCGGGGCAGCAATTGCATCCCGAAGATCATTCTCAGCAGTGTAAACTGTATGAGGTGCAATGATAATTTCCTGGGAAATTACCTCAGAAAACTTGTAAGTGATCGTGTTGGGATTGTAAGTATCACTACCGCCAAAACCAATAAAGTCGCCTTGAATGATAGCATCGACGCGAGGAAGATAATCAAAGCAAGCGTGAAGAATAGACGCAACTTCACCTTTATGGTTTTGGTCAATTTCTTCATGAGAATGATTGATTTTGATCAGTTTTTTGTTGAAGACTGATTTCGTACCAACGAAGAAATCCCCAGTAGCAGGATCATTGCCCCAGACAATAGCAGGACTTCCATCAATTTTTACCGATGCAGAATTGAAATTGTAGAGACAATCAATGGCACGAAGATCGCCAGTCAGGATCAGATCTTCGGGGTGTTCGATGTGGAGGTTTTTTGTCATGCTGTAAGTATGGCAGAGATTGGGGCAGAAATCAAGTGGGGTTGTGACACTTATCCAACTGGTTGGGCAGCCGCCTCATTCTCTTCACTTTCCTGCAATTCTTCGATATCATCGGGGATATCAAAGATTTCACCAGGCATGTCTTGAATTTCTTCCCACATAAGTTGATCGAAACGAAGGGCAATTGTACAGGGATCAGTATACATCAAAACAGCATATCTGCGATGCCTTCAATCACATCACCATAATCGGCGTGAATGTTACCGAACGGGTCACGAATGTAAGCATAAGATCCACTTTCCTCATGCATGGCATAACATACATCAAAAGCACGATCTTCAGACTCAACATACTCACCTTCACCAAGTTTGGGGCAAGCGACGTAGAACATTGAACGAACCTTTTTTGAACTTGAAACTACAATACACGATCTGGGGGGCAATGGGGAGAATGGTGGACACTCTGCCAACTGACCCCAGGCGGCCGACCAGTTTGTGTTAAGAACTCACGAAGTCAGTTAGTCTCACTTTCTTCCAGCAATTCAGGATAATACTCTTCAACTTCCTGAATCAACTCATTGACACTATACTTATCCAGATGATCGTTCAGGTTATCATACACGAACGCATACATGGTTTTGTGATCCATTCCATCGATGATTGATTCGATGTAATTATCCTGCAGAGAATCACGATCAATGATACGATCTGCCATGAATGAACTCCTTTGATTTGATACAATAATACCCCACTAGGAGCGCCTGTGGGGTACTTGTGTGCCACTTTAGGTAGTGTCACCCTCTAAGTTGACTATTTGCCTCTTTTAGGGCATTATATAAATCTTCTTCATCTTTGAAAGATTCGATATCAACTTCTCTTTCATATTCTGGATCTTCAGAAATACCTTGAGCACCAATTGGTACAGACTTTAGAATATCATCTTCAAGATAAATTGCAAGATTCCAATCAGGAATCAAGTGATAATTTCTTTCCATTTGTGTCATTAGTAATGTACATGTAACATATATTTATCATGCATATGTGGTGTGGGTAGGGGTGAGTGGGGTGCAGCACACATACACATGCGTTCTTGCACACATATGCTCACACACATTATACACGAATCTCGTACATATGTCTAGTGCATACATATACATCTAGATGTACGTACATAATATGTGTGTATATCTAGACTAGATTATAGAGATCTAGTTATGATCTAGTAGAGTCTAGTAGAGATTATAGACGCACATATCTAGACTAGATTATGAGTCTAGTAGAGATATTATAGATGAATCTCGACTATATGTCAAGTATAGACTAGATTATATGTGCGAATCTAGACTAGAAATTTATGGGGGGTCTCGACTAGATTTTGGGGGGGCGTTGACAAAACCGCCGAGATCTGATAGACTGCACGCTAAGATGACTACAAGGGAGCACATAAACCAACATAAACTCACATAAACTCATATAAGAATACTTTTTCACAGTTTCCACAAGTTTTTCAACAGGGTTGTGGAAAACTATAAACAACACAAACCTATTTTTTTATACATTTACAAAAAGTCCGCATCTCATGACATTACTTGATTTCATGCCAAATATAAGGCAACAAGAGACAAAATCAGAGAAAGAATACGATACAAATCTTACACAAATACAGAATGAATACAAGAGTAAATTGAAGAAGAGTAAGTCATTTACGCAGATGACTGAACAAAAGAACTTTGGTTTATTTCAGTATGAGTTTTATAAACAAGCATTGAAGATACATTCTCATATGGGTATTGTTTATAAGTTATCAACATCAAGTATTGACACTGGTGATGACTTAGGTGTAATTAGGGAAGAGAAAGGAAAGAGAAGAGAATTGTTTAGTTTACAATTCAAGACTGGTAGAGTCACACAAACTAATAAGAGTGGTCGTGCTGTTGATATAAAGAAAGCAATGAAAGGTAAAGGTGGATCAGAGAATCATCATTTGAGATTATATAAAGTTGAGGAATTTGATTTCTTAGTATGTGTTGATGGTATTGATGGAAGGGATGATCTTTTTATATTTGATAGGGAGACATTGATTTCATCATCTGACCCAACACATTATAAACAACAACAATCTCTTTCACCACAGTATTGGGATAGACATCATTGCAATCGTGGTGGATGGGAATTACTCATGCCAGAACTAAAAGAGGTACAAAACTATGAATGAACGTTGGATACAAGAAGAGATGGCAGACATTGACCGTTTCATTGATGAATGTTATAATAATGACGTTGTTTGGGAAGAAGAAGTGGGTCCAATGATTACATACGATTCACTTGTTGGTAAATTCACATTCTTCTGGGAAGGAAGAGTCAAGTATTTTGATTCACATGAAACAGCAGAAGATTGGATCAAACTAAACAATGCTCGTCGTATTCAAGAACGCAAAAAGGAGATCAATCAATGAAAGATCAGTATGTCATCGAAGATGGTGAAAGTAAGAGGGACAAATGGAATCGTGGATTAGATTTATTCATCGAGTCTGTATTGAAACCAGATCCTGCATTACGTCAATGTGCTCATAATCAGAAATGTTATCATGAGTTGATGGATGTAAGAAATGATATGCTTGAATACTTGAAGACAAAGCGTTGGGAATAAGACATAAAAAAAGGACCTCTAGGGGTCCTTTTGTTTTGGTTGTTCTTCACCAGGGACATAATAACAAAATCCCTCCATAATCAAATAATCGGCAGTCTTTCTCATTTGTTCTGATAGATGATGTATCTTATCAGTATCAATGAGATATTGAAACAGTTCTACCAGATCGTTTTCGTCGGTGATACCATCATTGACATACAGTGATAGTAGTTCTTCATACTTCTTCAGCATTAGTAAGTTTGAAATACAACGTGGACATTGCATCATCTACTTCATCATCTAAGTGCGACATTTGTTTGACAGTCTCCCTCAACAAACGTAATGCTTGAATTGCGGTATCGACTTCTTTTTCTTTCAGTTCAAGTGTGAATGTTTTCATTTTTATTTAGAGACAATTTTGACTTTTGATTGGTCCCATGGATATGCAATAACTCTTACCATGGTTGGATAAATTGCAATCGTAATATATAGCGGATCGACAAATGCAATTTGTCCTCTCATTCCATCATATTCGACTTCTGTTCCTTCAATCCATTGATCATTCATGAGTAGTTCAACAAATAAGAAAAATGGGGAGGGAGACTAATCCCTACCCCGTCTACACATATATGGGAATATAATACATCCTCTTACCAGATTGGGATCATCCAACTGTTACCGAATTGATTGTGATTGAGAATCAGAATCAAGTGGTGGCGGTGACTTTTTTGAATCACCTTTACTAATTATACACTCATATAAATGATCTGTCAAGTCAGTTGGATCATAATCATAATACTTCACAACCTCTTGATATAATGATGCAGGATACTTTTTCATCACTTCATATACAGATAACCGCCTGCCCAATCAGCATTCTCTAGCAACCACTCACGATCTTTGATCAAGAGTAGATTGAAACGTACATGCTTTGCAGGAGACTTGAATGATGCTGGTTTATATACTTCACCAGTCTTCTTATCCACAAATGCATGAACACTACGGGAAGCAGGACGATTGTTGTTAGGAATCTCCATGATGATTTTGTGATACTTGCGACCAGATTCGATCACAAACTTATACACAGGAGCATCATATCCACCGACAGTGCCATGATTACGATCCTTGAAGTTCTGCTCCAGCGCATCACACAGCATGAGAGTGTACTTACGCACATTCAGTTCAATCGTATTCCGTGCATCAGCAGTAGCACAAAACTCAGCGAAAGATTCGGATTTGGTTGGATTTGGAAGAGAAATCATTTGTTGATTGAAGTGATGAATCAGAGAATAACAGTTATGATCAATAACGAGTGTCAGTCATATATTCTTTGTAGACCTCAGCAACTTCCTCCCAATGATAATCTTTCAGATCACCACACTGTGCCTCCATAAAGTCATAAACCATACCCCAGTCAGCATCAGTCTCCATGATGAATTGGGGGAGAGAAGCGAGAGCAGAGTTGAACATGAGTCCCTTGCGTTGATGAACTTAGTATAGGGCAAAATGGGGTCCGTGTCGGGGTAGAGTGGACACTACCCCAACTGTCCTCAACAGGCAAGTGCTCCCGCAGGAATTTCGATAGGTTCGGGTGCTACTTGAGAATCAAACTCATGCATGTCATAGGCAAACCAGTTATTGTTGCGGAAGATATAAGAGTATTCTTCACCCATAGAGAAAAACTCTTCCATATCCTTATCAAGACGAGGAGGACAATTCTCACCGCGAGCAGAATAATACTCGGGTTGATTGTTCTCATCCCAGCAAGTGCTCATGTCACCACCATCAATCAATTCTGCTACTTTCTCCTTCGTATTGTAGTGCGTGTTGAGAATCCGACCCAACCAAGAAGGATAACCATCCCAATGGTGATAAGAAGAAAGAATAGAACCATCTTGAAGTTGAATACCGATGCGTGAACGAGTTGCCATTGTTGTGAAGAGAAAAGGAAACTGGAAAAAGAAATCAGTAGTGTGCTTCGGAAGTGTCAAGTTTGTCAGACCATTCTGCAATCTTATCGTAGCACTTCTTGCGGGTCTCTGCATCATCACCGAAGTCATTCAGGAACTGAAAAGTATATTTGATGCGGTTCTCAGGAATGGAGAGGTGATGATCGATGGCGCGGGTCATGTGCTGCTCCCTTGACGACTTCTATAGAATACACCATTTCAGGGGTCTGTGCGGGTTCAGTGGACACCTCTTCGACTGTCACATGAAAAACTGCTCCAATCCCTGGTAGTTTATTTGCATTGCAGTCCACGGGCGCGTGTCACTAATGCTAACCTCCGCACCTATTTTATTTGCGTTGATGGGGGCATGGTAAGTGTGCGAACTGCTTCTCTTTGTTCTCTTGTGTTTGACGAATCCCCAGATAGTGCGACACTGATCACCCCCACTGTAAATCCACCCAAAATTAGATACAAGAAAGATTGCATCAACATTACTTTTGTGGCGTACAGTTTCATATCTGTAATTGTCTGGTGGTTGGTGCGGAAAGTCATGAGGAAGTTCAATCATTCGGACAAGCGTGATTCACGTTTGAAGGCAGGTGGAAAGTCTACCATACCTAACACTTGGTCAACATATTTGTCACCAGTTGGTTCAAAATCTTCAGGATACCATCTTCCAAACTTCTCTGGTGCGTACCAGAAATCTTCCCAATCTTGTGGTGTTGCTTCAGTGATCATTGATCTCCAGTTTTTTGAATTCAAGGTGATCACAGCAGGAATCATCATCCTGCAAATCAATCATCTCAGTATCAGTGAGGCAGGTGAGTTTGCCGAACAGAAAGTCAACAAACTCATGATCTTCTTTAGTGAACATTATCAGCACATCATAGGAGTATATTCAGTGCCAGCATACTGATCAGTGTTGAAATCAACAACAGTAGCACCGTTTGCGATATAGTTATTGGCATCATACATGAATTGCATACGAGTAACAGTAGAGAAAGACTTCATCTCACTCTCCGCACCAGGATGCCAGGTGACGCACTTAGTGAAGCGATCCTTGCTACCAGTGGGAAAGAAGTCGATCAGAGTGGCAGAGGTTTGGAGTTGCATGGGCGTCTCTCGATTACTTTGTAATTATAGGGCAGAATGGGGTCAGATGACCCCTGCCTGTACCAGTTCTTCTGCTGGCACACGGGCAACGGTGAGGCGCTGCCATCCGCGAACCTCACGGATACCATTGACAACATCGTTCACCAGGCGCTCATGCTGACGATCCATGCCCTTAGCAGTCTTGCACTTAGGGCGTTGAGCGTACAGAATGCTGGTGGTGCCATCGCTGTTGTCGATCTCAATGCGATAGTAGCTCTTGAGCATTAGGTTGGTT